ATCAAAGACAAAAAGAAATTTGCTCAGCGTCTCGGACCCGACTTCGAGTCTTGGCGAGAATATTTGGAAACAGAGTTCCCGAAAGAGTTAGTCAAAGATGTTTTATTTGATGATGATTTTTGGAAACTTACGTTGAAAGTCACCAAGGCGTGAAAAATGGAAGAATGAATCTAAAGACTATACAGACTAATACAATAATGGGCGACGTTATCATCGGTGTCCAGTTCGGAATCGCAAACCCCGATGAAATCGTCAAGCGCAGTGTCGTTCATGTCATTACCGACAAGACACACCAGAACAAAGATCAGCCTGTGGCTGGCGGAGTCTTTGATTCCCGGTTCGGTGTAATTGAGAACGGCAAGATCTGTCCGACCTGTAAGCAGAACAACATTCTGTGCCCCGGTCATTTCGGACACATTCAACTAGCTCGGCCAGTGTACCTTTACCAGTTCATTGATCAGGTGATCAAGGTCTTGCAGATAGTATGTCTGAACTGCTCGAACCCGTACCTTCCCGACGAAGAACTTGAGTCAATCGCAGGAAAGCTGAAAGGTATGGACAGGTTCAATGCTGTGCGTGAACGTACTGCCGATTACAAGACTCACGAGCTGAAGGAAACGTCGGCATGTGCGCATTGCAACTCGCCTACTATCGCAAAGGTCGTGAAGGAAGAGGGTACAATTGCCAAGCTTCAGGCAAAGACGTATGATGAGGGTGACCCGATTCCTCTACAGCCTGAAATGGTTCTGCGGACGTTCCAGCGCATTACTGACCGTCATGTTGACCTGATTGGATTCAATTCTAAATTCAGTCGTCCTGACTGGATGGTGTGCACAGTTCTGGCTGTTCCCCCACTCACAGTTCGCCCGTCCGTAATTATGGACGATAACCAGCGAATGGAAGATGATTTGACACACAAACTCATTGATATTGTTCGCAATAACCAGAAGCTGCAGGATCGGATTGACAAGGGTGATTCGGCAGATATGATTGATAAGTACACAGATATTCTGCAGTTTGATGTTGCGACGTATGTAGACAACGATATCAAAGGCATTCCCCCAGCCGCTCAGCGATCTGGTCGCGCTCTAAAGACTCTGAAATCTCGTTTGGGCGCCAAGACTGGTCGTGTTCGCGGTAACCTTATGGGTAAGCGCGTCGACTTCTCGGCCCGTTCGGTTATTACGCCGGACGCAAACATTGATGTGGACGAGCTGGGTGTACCTGAAGAAATCGCACGGAACCTGACGTTTCCTGAGATTGTCACGAGTTATAATCGCGACCGTCTAATGTCCTATGTCCGCAATGGACCCGGAAAGTACCCCGGTGCAAAGTCTGTATACATCAAGCACGATGACCGGTCCGTAAATCTGAAATTCATTAATCCTGAAACAATTGATCTGAAGCAGGGTGATGTAGTACATCGCCACCTGATTGATGGTGATTCAGTACTGTTTAATCGCCAACCTTCTCTACACAAGGCTTCGATGGAATGCCATCGTGTCCGTGTCCTGCCGTTCTCTACCTTTCGACTCAATGTATCGGCCACCAAGCCGTACAATGCAGACTTTGACGGTGACGAAATGAATATGCATGTGCCTCAAAGTATTGCTTCCGCGACTGAACTAAAAACTCTAGCTACCGTCCTGAACCAGATCATTTCGCCACGCACGAACTCGCCAATTATTCAGATTATTCAGGATACGCTAACAGGTTCGTTCCGTGTCAGCCAAGATCACGTAGATGTTCCAGAACACATTGCGATGAACATTATGGCGCGAATGAAGAAGCCGCTGTCCACGTACCGCCGCAAGGACCGGCCAATTACAGGCAAGGAACTGATGTCCACGACGTTTCCTCTGATGAACTTGAATGGCGAAGCCAAGGTCGTGAATGGCGAACTGAAGTCCGGAGTGATGGGTAAGGGTGCCTATGGTTCTGCATCAAAGGGTGCCATCCACGTGATCTACAACGATTTCGGTCCGAAGCGCGCAGGACAGTTCATTAACGATATTCAGAACATTGTCACGAAGTACAACCTGTTCTCCGGATTCTCGGTCGGTCCTTCTGACCTAATTGTGAATGCCGAGACTGATCAGTTGATCAAGACGACGATGTCCGATTGTAAGCAGAAGATTGCGGACATTATGTCTTCTGTTCATGCAGGCACGTTCCTAAACTCTGACGGTCGCGAAAACGGCGAGGAACTGGAGAACCAAATCATGAAGGTAATTGGCGAAACGACGAATAAGCTTTATACTGAAGTGATGAACAAGCTGCCAAAAGATAACCGGATGTACCAGATGGTAAAGTCGGGCGCTAAGGGAAGTGATTTGAATATTGGTCAGATGATGGCTTTGCTGTCGCAGCAGCAGGTGGGTGGTAAGCGTATTCAGTACACCCTACAGGACCGCACGCTCCCCCACTTTCACAAGTACGATGACGGTCTAGAATCTCGTGGATTCGTAGAGTCCAACTTTATTGGTGGAATTCGTCCCGCCGAGTTCTTCTTCCACGCTATGGGTGGTCGCGAAGGTCTTATTGATACGGCTATCAAGACTTCGGATTCAGGGTACATCCAGCGCCGATTGGTAAAGACAATGGAGGATATTCACGTAGAGTATGATGGAACAGTACGTAACGTCAATGGCGCTATCGTGCAATTCAATTACGGCGGTGACGGAATTGATTCGGTATGTGTTGAAAAGCAGACTCTGCCGCTTGCTCTAATGTCTATGGAACAGATCTTCCGGGACTTCGCGATTTCCGCTGACGATATTTCGGCGGTTGTTAAAGGTGAAGTCAAGGAGTTCCACGATATGGTCGATCAGATTATTGAGGACCGTGATACGCTCGTACGTAACGTGTTCCGGTTCCGCAAGGAAGATACGGTATTTGCCCCAGTACACTTTGAGCGCATGGTAGAAAAGTACCAGAACCCGTACTCGGTCAAGACGGATTTGACACCAGTGTACGTAGTTGACGAACTGGACAAGATGTGCTCACAGCCATTCGCTCGTCACAATAAGCTGTTCCATATTCTCTTGCGCTACCACTTTGCACCCAAGAAATCGATTATCAAGATGCGGTTGACGAAGGCGATGTTCGACGAAATGCTGAAGGATATTCATTTCCGGTACATTAAGTCCAAGGTTCATCCGGGTGAGATGGTAGGTACAATGGCTGCGCAGTCAGTAGGCGAGCCAACGACGCAGCTTACCCTGAACACCTTCCACTCAGCCGGTACGTCTGCTGCAAACGCTACTGGAGGTGTGCCACGTATTATGGAGCTTCTGAGTGCTTCTCCGAACCCTAAGACGCCTATTGACACAATTTATCTGGATGCTTCCGTAGCTGGATCGCAGGATGCAGCGATTGCTAAGAAGCGCGACATCCAAAAAACTACGTTGCGTGATATCACGAAGTCCGTGCGCATTTATTACGATCCTAATCCGCTGTCAGAGAACACGTACGTCCAGGAAGATCGCGACATTCTCCAGTCGTACCAGAAGTTCTCTGTAACAAATGGTCAGTTGTGTACGTCCCCCTGGGTAGTCCGCCTAGAATTTGACGATATGGAGATGGTGGCGCGTAACGTGATTGATATGACTATGATCGCAGCCAAGATCCAGAACAATCGTGTCCTGAAAGTGTTTGAGTGCATTCACTCCGACACGAATGCTCCTGGGAAGCTGGTGATGCGTATCGTGTTTGCAGCGGATGTTGTGAAGAACATTCTGGCTCTGCGATTCATTGAGGATAAGTTGCTGGATACTGTCCTAAAGGGTATTGAGGGTGTAGGGCGAGTATACCCTCGCGAAGTCAAAGACGAGCTGACATACGATGAGAAGACTGGAGGGTACGTTTCAGCATCGCAGTGGGTGTTGGATATTGAGGGTACGAATCTTCTTGATCTGTCAACGGTTGCAAACACTGATCCTCTGCGCTCGTTCTCTAACGATATTCATCAGATCAAGGATGTGTTTGGAATTGAAGCGGCCCGAATTGCCTTGATGCGCGAATTCAATACGGCGTTCGCTGGATCCTCAATCAATTACCATCACCTGATTACTCTGGTAGATGCAATGACGTACCCTGGCTTCTTCCTGAAGGCTGATCGTGCAGGAATGTCCAAGAACACGGAGAACGGTGTTCTGGCCAAGTCGTCGTTCGAGGAAACGGCCAAGCATCTCTTTAACGCTGCACTCACAGGCGAATCAGATAATATGCGTGGCGTGTCAGCCAACATCATGTTCGGACAAAAACCGCCATGCGGAACTGGGTTTGTGGATATCCTGATTGATGAAACGAAACTACCTGAAGGAACAGAAGAAGATCATGCGATCTTTGAAGAGGAGCGTCGTACAGTACACGAAATGCTGGAAAAAGAGTCAGAGAAGGAAAGTTCAATTTCAATGTCTGATCTGAACATGTTCTAAAGGAAAAGTAAAACTCGGTTTGGAGGCTTACTTTAGTTTGAAAATTAAATTAAAATTTGGGATTGAACAATCTCGATTTTTAGTTCACGTTTAGTTGCTGTACGCCAGACCGCCCATGCCGCTCATGACGCGGAGAATGTTGTAGTTCACGGCGTACACGCGCACATCCCACGTCGCATCTAGATCGGCGCTGATAGTCACACCTCCGGACATGTTCATTACGATCGTAGCCGTATCAATGCGCGAGAAGTTGCACGTTCCAGAAGGCTGGTGCTCCTCGGGGCGCAGAGCAAAGGAGTACGAGTAAATACCGGGCTGGTGAATAGGTAAGCTCGTAGCCGTCTGTACGGTAGCAGAAATACCACTGTGGTGCTGGAACGACTGGACAGAGTTGAAGTAGTCGCCGTAACGGCGGTCCATACGATCCTGTCCGTTAATCTGGAGGTGCTGCTCGTAAACCGCATCCTGGTCGTACGTGAATGGCTGTAGACGAGTACCGCTGTAGGCCTTAGAAACCGAGCAGTTGGTGTACGACGTAGGCTGGACAACCCATACCAGCTCCTTGACGGGGTGGTTAAAGGTCAGGTCAATACGGTTGTTGTATGACGAAATGCCCTTATCCTCGTTGAACTGGGT